TCACAGTCATTATTCAATTGCCATTGTCCTATATCAATCTATTTCTTTTTACTAGATTTTTTAGTGCTCTTACTATTTTTCCTATCTCTCACTTTTTTGCCTGTTTTCTTTGTACTTTTCTTGCTTTTTGACTTTTTAGAACCTTTCTTTTTAGCTTTTTCAGCTTCCTTTTTCTTCTGCTCTTCCTTAGTCTGCTGTTTAGCTTTTTCGGTAGCCTTTTCTCTAGCACCTATTTTCATCATTTCCATTTCACAAGTGTAATCCCCATTTACGGTGTGAGTAACTTATTTTCCTTCAAACTCACCCCAACTTTCATCGAGTTCAATAATTCCACCTGCAACATAATCAGTCGAACCGTCTACAGTTAATGTTACTTGACACTCCTGTTTTAAGTTGTCTTTTAAAGTCTTTTTAGCTACTTTTTTGGCAGTACTTTTACCTTTAGTAGTTATCTTTTTTGTCTTTTCTTTTTTGGTTGTTTTAGGTTTAGATTCTGCCTTTTGTTTCAATTTCTCTTTACTGCTTTTAATAGTAGTTTTACTGTTTTTTTTGTTTGTTGCCATTCACATCACTTCTTTTTTGCTATTTAATTTTTATGAATCAGTTTCTACATTATTTCGTTTTTCTAATTCTTCTTTTGTAATTATTTCCCTAATTATCTTTTTCTTATCCGCATCATAATAACTAACTTCGACTTTGTCATATATTTCCTTATTTTTCTTCTTTAAAGAAAAACTTCTTATCCTGTAATCATGTATATTCCATTTTTCTATTGTTTCATTTTCTTCCATCTTTTCGTCATCAAAAATAATTATTTTATCGTCAGATAATTTCATATTAAGTCCTGTTTCCTTCACAACACGATTGATAAATTCCAAGTCTGTTTCTTTGTCTTGATCCAATCTTTTATAAAATTCATCTTCACAGTGTATTTCAGCACTCATTTCATGTTTACTTGCTATTTGAGTGACTAATTCTTTAAGTGTTGCATTTTCCCAAGCTCTGCTATTTTTCTGGTCCCTTATATTTTGATTCAAGATGTTACTCTATCATTGTCAAAAGTTGGTTCATCTACATAAAATGTTCCCAATTCCAAAAATTTTCCATCAGATTCACCCAAATCTTCAAATATTCCAACCACAAGCTGTGCATTTTCATCGGGATACCATTCTTTTAACCATCTATAATCTAAATTTTCTAATTCTATTTCTAAATCGTCAATAGCATTTTTTGAGTTGTCGGTATAAGTGACAGAAGAAATGGAATGTGCTATTTCTTCTGAAATATCCTTTTTATTAAAAAACACTAAGACCTTTATATTTTTTGCATATCCTATGCTTTATCACCTCTTTTATCTTTTTTTTATCTTTTCCACGGTGGCAACTTATCTATATCCTCATTAACTCCAGTATCTACAAAATCCGGAACAATAATAGGTGTGTTAGAATCGAATATAGCAATATCTATAAGATTTAGATTAGCCCTTATTAAATCGTGAAAATAACCTTCTGTGCCATATACTTTGTACGAAATCAAATCCCAAGTGTCACCATTTTTAGTTCTGTATACTCTCGTTTTTTCCATTATCCAAATGCCACCCTTCTTTTACGGTTTTCTCTGTCTCTTAAAACTCTTTCGACGGCTTGTGCTATTGCATTAGGATTAGAATTAGAACCATTACCAACCGTTATCGCTATATTAATAGTATCTCCACCAAAATTATTTCCTCCATTATTTTTAGATTTACTAACTCTTTCTTTAACCTTTCCTATTCTATCGCTAAGAGTGTTTCTCGTTTGGGAATTATTCAAAATTTGAGTTCCTTTTGGCAAATTTAACATCATTTCATGTTCCGCCAGGAACGCGGGTTGTCCTGGAACCTTGATAAGTTCCGCTCCACGCTCTGCTACAGTAGTATACCCACCTTCAAAATAGTTAGTTCCCGTCCAATGTTTTCCAAAACCTAAAACTCCTCCTATATTTGAAGCTAAGTTTTTTAAATTGTTCCACTGGTCTTTAAACCAATTAAATAACCCACTCAATATAGTTTTGGCACCGCCTACAAATGAACTTATACCACCTTTAACTGCATTCCACACTCCACTTACAATTCCAGGAATTTCATTCCATTTTCCAGTAAAAAAAGCAACAAATAATTGAAAAATTCCTTTCCATATCCCCACCGCAGCTCTAAACGCTCCTGAAACCATTTGCATTACACCTCTAACTACTGCGATAATAAGTTTAAAAGTATTTCCTAGTGACTTCACAGCTGCTATTGCTACTCTAATTGCAATAATCAATACCACTTTAATAACAGTTCCTATTGCTGAAATAACTGGTTTTAAGCCATTCCATACTGCTCTCATCGTAGGTGCTGAAGAAACCATTAAACTTTTCACTTGCTGTATTGCTTGACCTAAAGTTTGCTTTAAAACTCTGCCCAATTCTTTTACATGCGGTGCAATTTGCTTCATTGCATTATTCACACCGTTTCTAAACCAAGTTGACTTTTTATATAAAATTACAAAAATGACAACTAATCCAACTAATGCACCAACTATCACTCCTACAGGATTTGCTAAAAATGCTCCTTTCAAAGCTATTCCAACCATTTTTATTACACTTATTAATTTTTTAAAAGTAGCTAAAGGATGAGCAAACATTGAAAAAATTTTTAACGAACCTGAAAATCCTTTACCCAGTCCATTAACCGCTAATTTTATAGCATTAAACGGATTTAATGATTTTAATGCAATTTTACCTAACCCACCAAAAGATTTTCCAGCAATAGAACCTACTCCTTTAAATACACTTCCTAATTTTGCAACTGTCGGAAATGCTTTAGCTATTCCCGCTGTAAATCCCAATCCCTTAACAGCTGATAGCTTCTGGAAAATTGAAACAGTTGAACTTAAAGTTCTGGCAAGAGGTGTTCCAACCTTAATAACTCCACCTACTCCTAAATTAAACAATGCAAAAGCTCCAACTGCTTTCATAATACCCGCTGTAAGTTGTGGGTTTTTTTGCACGAAATCTGCAATACTTTTTACAACTGGCTTTAAACTATTTGTTAAACTCAATAATGATGGTGCTAGAGCAGACCCTAAGTCAATTCCTATATTAACTAAATTGTTTTTTAGTGTATCTAGTGCTGTTTTTAAAGTCTTTAATCTATCAGCATACTCCTTATCCACACTTCCCGCTGTTTTTGTTTTATTATGAACATTTTCAAAAGCTCCTCCTAATTCATCTAAATGATTCATCAACTCTGTTACTGACTGTATACTCTCTTTACCAAATAAATTTTTCAAAGTTGCAGCTCTTAAATGTTCAGGAAGCTGTTTTACTTTTGACAATACATTAATTATCGTTTTATCTGCATTAACTTGCATATCTTTTGCTACTTGCTCGGCACTTAATCCCAAACTTTCAAATGCCTTTTTTTGTGTATTCGTTGCACTTGTTCCAGCAACTAATCCCAAAGAAAAATTCTTTAAACCTGTTGCCGCCACTTCAGAGTTCACTCCGCTTGCAATCAAGGTTGCTCCCATCGCCATAACACTTTCTTTAGAAATACCAGCAATTCCACCAAGTCCTGCTACCTTTTGTGATATATCAACTAACTCAGGAACAGTCACTGCCACACTATTCGCCAAATAATTTATAATATCTGCATATTCCATAACTTCTTTTTGCCCTATGCCAAACTGAGCTCTTGTTTTAGCTAAGAAATTTCCTGCAGCTTGTGTGTCCATATCAAAGGCAACTTTTATTTTTGAAGCATCTTTTGTATATTGTGCTAATTCTCGTGTGTTTATCCCAGCCTGTGCTCCTGCTCCTGCTATTTCAAACAATTCTTTTTGAGATAATGGAGAATTGTCGCTCAAATTCCTCATTGCCTGATAAAATTCTTTTTCTAATTGTTTGGAGCCAAATTCAGCAACTTTTCTCAAATCTGCCTGTGCTTCTTCCAATTCTATTTTTAATTTCAAAGGGAGAACCGTCGCAGCTCCAGCAGCTAAACCTCTAACAGTTGCCCTATCACCAAAACTTTCAACTTTATCTATAGCTTCAAGTCTATTTTGATATTGATTCTGAATACTTTTTAACTGTTTATTTACTTCTAATTCTTTATTTACTTTATGAAGAGTGTCTCTGTAATCTTTTAAACTGTGACCTTCGCTTTCTATAGCCTGTTTTGCATTTGAAAAAGCATTTGTTAATTTTGATTTTTCATTAGCCAATTTATTTACATGCTTTTCAGCATCTTTGACAGTTTTAGCAAATTCTGCATTTCCTTGACCTGTACTATTATATTCCTGTTTCAACTTTTTAAGAGCTTCAGATGAAGTTTTATACTCGGCATTAACTTTAGTTAGTTTTTCTCTAACTTTATCAAAATTTTCTAATTTTTTAGATGTTTTTGACAAATTTTCTGTATTATCTTTCAAAGTTTTAAAACTTTTCGATAATTCTGAAAGCCCTTTAACAGCACCAGCTACTGAAGCTGCTGCAACTATATTAAGTGTTAAATCTTTTGCCATTTTACCTCCTTCCATCCATTGTATTTTTGATGTTTTCGTTGTATAATTTAGTATATAAATATAAAAAGAGGTGTTTGTTATGAAAAAACTATACGATAAATACAAAATTTATGTTATAAACTTTTTTAAATATTTAACAAAAGATGAAATTAAACCATACGAAGATAAAATAAAAAATTATTTTAAGAATATTACTGAAAAATCAGAAAAAAAGAATTTTTCTAAAAAAGAAACTAATACAGGACTAAAAATTTTTATAGTTTTTGCTTCATTCCTTATAGCTCTTATATCTTTTCCATTAATTTTTATTTTTGGGCCTTTTTGGGTTGCTATCTACCTTTCGCTAAGTACTTCCATTATGTATACTTTCTTTTCAAAGGATTTAGAGGACTGATAAGTCCTCTTTTTTTTTATTCACTTTCAGAACTTCTCTTTTCTGAGTCTTCTAACAACTTTTCAGCTCTCAAATTCCAATATTCTAATTCATACAATCTACAATTAATTAAAGTTTCATAACTTATATTTATACTCGTTTTATTTTCATCTGAATAATTTAAAACTTCTACTAAAGTTGTAATACAATCTTGCAAATCTAGTATCTCTTCTACTCTATCGATCCTAAGGTTTCTACTACTTCTGCTTCCTCTATTTCTTCCGAGTCCGTACTTTGTAAAAAACCCCTAACAGCATTTACAATTTTCACACAATCTCTAGCATTTAATTTCAAGAAATCTCCATATTTAATTCCGCTTGATTCTGAAGCAACTGTTAGATACCATCCGTATTCCAACTCTTTTATCATTGAATTTTTATTTCTTGTATAATACTCTCTCTCGGCTTCAATTAATGTTAAACCTGTCATCCCTTCCAAATCTAAATTAATTTCTTTATACTTTTTACTCCCTAAAATGTATTCTTTTGATAATTTTACAATCATGTTATCCTCCTATTTTATATTAATCCCAGCAATCTTCTAATTTTGCTGTTAGTTTGCCCATTTACATTACTTATTCTATTAAATACATCAATATTAGCTATTTCTTTTCCGTCTATTTCCATTTTGTAATAACTTACTGTTAAATCAAAAGAAGCTTCAAGTTTAGATCCTGGTTTTAATTTTGGACCATCGAATTTCTTAATCATTCCCTTAAAAGTAGCATCTATTCCTACAAAAGTAGGAGCATGTGTGAGTTTGTTCATTTTTTGAATAACTCCTTTACACTCAATTAAAAGTTCATTGTTGTTATTGAAATTTAAAAGCGTTTCATCCACACAGTCCATTTTTATTTTTGCTTCAAGTTTTTTATAATGCCCAGTAAGTGCCGCTTCGTATTCTGATACCATCCCAATTTGATCAATATTAACAGACGAAGTTTCAAGATTAGGCAATTCTACCTCTCCAACCCCTGCGAGTTTACTTGAGCCGTTTATATATATTTCAACATCATTTAATGCCGTTGGTATTTGGTGTTTTCCCATTATTTTACCTCCTTAAATTATTGTTTTAATGCTTGAGCAAATGTTTCTAATGCTTTTACATCATATTTCTTCTTAAATGTCATAGATTTCATTGCTGGTATTACTCCAAGATTGATTGTCCATGTTATATCCCCATTTGTTACATTTTCTAATGTATTATCTTCTTCAGATAAAACAGCTTCAGCCGATAAAAAGTGATTAGCCGACACCAAACCTTTAAGCCGAATATTTACAGATTTTGTAACCGTTTCAGCTAATTTTAAAGAGAATTTTTGGTCAACCGAATTAAAATAAGTAATAACCAGTTCATTACCCACATATTTAAACATTCTACGTGTGTATGTAAATTTATCTTTTGGATCTGTTGCTAACGGATTTTTAGCCGTTTCAGACCCCCAACATCTCCAACCTTTGAAATTAATCGCAGTAATTGCCCCGTTTTTATTCAAAAAATTAGCCTGCTGTTCTTTATCTAATCTAATTTCTTCAAATACCCCGTTCGCATTCTTGTAAGCTAATGCATCCATTTTATATGAATAATTAGAAGGAGTTTGAGAAGGTATTCCATCAAATTCAGAATCAGTTTTTAAAGAAAGTGCTGCATAATGTAATGACGGAAAATAAACATTGTCAGCAAGTTTAATATTTCCATAAAGCACGATTTGATCCTTTGATATTATATTTTTTTCATCTTTCCAACTTGGGATTTCATCATATCTTTTATCGCTAGGTGCATTTATCAAAGCTATTGCTTCAAACATTCCTGTATTTATATTTCCTGCTTTTGTTTCCATGACTGCTGCAACTTCACTTTCGTGAGAAAAATCTGGAATATCTATAAAAGCAGGTAATTCTGAGAATTTTGAATATACTTCATCTACAAGCTCCAAGCCTGTTCTTCTCATTGTATTTGTGTCATATCCGCCTATCGCCTCATTCTTATTAACTTTTGACAAGTCTATTTCATTAAATTCAATATCTATTTTATTTCCTGTTGATGGTGTCGCATAGATTTCTAATCCTTTGGAAGTCCAAACTGTTATAGCATCAGATATTGGCAAACTTGTAGCATTATCTTTTACTACTAAAGTATCTGTAATTATCTTATGATTATTGATTAGTGCTTTCCCAGATTTAATCTCTACTGCCATCATTGTTTTCTTATTTTCTGTTTTATGTTTTTCAACATCTAGGATATTCACAATATACAGAGGTGCTACAGCATAAAGTTCAAAAAATATTTTGATAGCTTGTGAAATTGAAAAATCCAAATCATAAGTGTCACCAAAATATTGAGTAGCCTCTTTATAAGTTCCAACTCTTACAACTTCATTTGTTTTTCTATTTTCTTTCTTTAATTTATGAATTGGTGCCATTCCAACAATAAAATGACCATAATCAAGCATAATAGGCAAAACTAAATCACTTGCAGTTTCAGATTGGTATGTACCGTGTTTATAAGTCATTTCTGTCCTCCCCTTTTATTTGTTCTCTTAATTGATTTGTAATAACAGTGAAAATGCGTTCACTTTTTTCAATTTCTCCAATTGTTTCAATATTAATCAATATCTTTTTTAATAAAGGAAATTTTTCCATTATTTCTTTTATCTTATCGCTCTCAAAGTAAACTACTCCCTTTGAAAAACTAAAATCTTTAAATTCTAAATTGTCACCTAGATACAAATATTGCTTTTTTTCCATATTTACCTCCTTATAATTTATTAGTATAAACTGATGAGATTGCTTCTCCATAAACTGAAAATGATATTCTTGAAAAAAAATACGGTCTATATTGATCCGAATGGAATGTAACTTTAAATTCTTTAGTTTGGTCTATCACAAATCCCGAACCTTGATTGTCAATGTTTAGTAATCTATCTTTTACTGGTCTGGTAGTTTCTTCTAACAATTTTTCCATTATTTCATTTGCTAAAGATAAATTTTCTAAATAATCATTTTCACCATTTTCTTTTGTGGCTACCCATATTTCAAACTCAACAGGAGAATCATAGTAATCTATTCCAGCTCTTTCTTGCTTAAATTCAACTATTCTTAATGTAACATAAGGAAAGGTCTCTTTATAATTTCCATTTTCCCTGTCCTCAAAGCTCTTTTGCGGTAAAAAACCTCTATATACTTTGATTCCTTTATTTAAAAGTTCTTTATCAAGAAATTCAAATATTTTTTCCTCTGTATGTTTTATCATCCCATTAACCTTTCAATTTCATGTTCAAGACGCATGTTTAACTTTTCCTCCATAAATCCTTGTAAATATTCCAATATACTATCCTCACCTAACATTTGGGGAGCAGAAGGTCCCATTAATCTTTCTATTGGTAATCTTTTCTCGCTTTTTCTTTTAAAAGCTCCCAATCTACCATCAGAATAAGCGATAAAAGCATTTGGTATACTTCCACCTTCTCCTTTTTTTACTATTGAGTTAACAGTCTTTTTATATTTTCCTCTAGTTTTAGGTGTTAATTTAAAATGATCCAGCCCTATAACACTACCAGTCGAAACTATTCTAGCTGTTAAATTTCCACCAGATGACCTTGTAAATTTAATTGAATCACTCAATTCTCCTTTTTTTATAGTATATTTCGATGTAGCTTGTCTTAATGCTTCTGTTTTTACCATTTCCATACTCCTATTTATAGCATTAGCAAAAGCATTTGGCATTTTACCTTTTAAGTTATCAAAATTTGATTCAATGTGTCTCAATTGGTTTTCATCTATTTTTATCTCAAACATTACATTTCCTCATTTCTAAACAAATCTATCTCAAACATATACATATCTAACTTACTTGCTGCAACTTTATACTTTATGCCATCTATTGTTATATTTTCGCCAGCACGTGGCTGAAGTTTCAGATACGGATATCCTATAAATAAAGTGAATCCGTTCTGAAAGACTCCTTCTTCCGTTGAAATAAGTCCATTTTTTTGTTTATTCTGAAATTTTTCTTCATCAATCACACATATAACTTTTCTTTCGTTCAATGTGTGCTCCGTTCCAAATTCGTTGCTATTCAGAAACACGTTCGCTATATCTGATTTGATTACATCTTTAAATTCCATGAACATCACCTATTTTTTACTTTTATTATCAGTTTCTTCTGAAATTTCAATTTTCTTTTCAACTTTATTAGATTTGTTTTCTGTAATTTTCTCTATAATTCCTCTTTCAATACAATCCTTAGCAACTGTATTTTCGATAATATCAACTTCCTGTTCAGCATTATATACTGTTCCAGCATACACTAAAGGGCTCAACACCTTGTACTTCATGTCAACCTCCTATTTAACTTTCAATATTTTTATAGCTTCAATATCATAAACAACAGGAAGTGGTCTTGACTCAGTTCTAATTTCTACAGTATTTGATTTAGAATCTTTATCCGTAAATACCGCACGTTCTGCAACAATTATTCCTTGTTCAACATCTGCAGCCGGTCCATACATAATTTTATTGTTATTTGGTGCTAACAAAACTTTTCCTTCAGGAATCAAATCTTTATCACTATAGGTTTTTCCGTCAGCATTTAATACGGAATACTGAGACTGATAAGAATATATTGGAAGACCAAATGGTGCTAAAGTTCCTATATATGTAGCTCCTCCTGCAGTTTCGCTTGGTGCTACATTTCCTATATTATAATTTTTTACATCTAACAATTTTTGGATTTTTTCGTTATCTACAAATAATTTTGCAGCTACAGGATCCATTAATATCATTTCAGGTCTCAATCCTGTAATTTTTCCAATTTTTGTTATAGCTGCTTGTAAATCTCCAATTATATCAGCATTAGGTTGTGTCCATAATGTAGCAGGAGTAATTTCTTCGACTGTTCCAAATTTAATTTCCCCTTCTATACCTTCGCCTTTTACAACAACTTTTCCATTAAATAAGGCTTCTGTACACATAATTTCTTCTCTTCTTGTAATCTGTTCCTCAAATTCCGCAAACGATTCAGCCAGCAAATCCGCTTTTCGTTCTTCAGGACTTTTTCCACCATATATAGTTTCCCCTGCCGTTTTATTAAAAAATAACTCAAAAGCTGAAAAAGTTCTTTTTGGTGCTACTTTTGGAGCTTGAAAAAATTTACTTTCATAAGTGTTTTTTACCATTTCTGTTCCTGGAATAAATTCAGATACATAAGGAGCTACAAGCTGTCTTCCTTTTCTAAATTCTATTTCCATTTTTTGATTTTCTGATGTTTTCCTATTTTTAAAATAACTGTCTTTTATAAATGATTTTGGTCTAATCACATTCTGGTCATACAACCCAATAAATTCTATTACTGCTGGCATTATTCCTTACCTCCTAATCCTTTTATTACAATACCTTTATCTCTTGCTGCTTTTGTAAAATCTGCTTTTTGTGTACCTGCTTTCACATTTAATCCCTCAAAAATGAATTCCCCTGAAATAGCTACAGTTGTTTTAGTTTTTACCGTTGTTCCGTCAGCATTTTCCATAACTATTCCAAACAAATCAGTTCCATCTGAAAGTTCAGCAGTTGCATTTACAGCGTCACCTCTTTTTACACTTTTACCTTGCGGCACTTCAAACTCCATATATCTGTGTCCTGTTCCACTCAAAAATTGTTCGCTGGTATATTCATTACCTTTTGCTACAAAATCCATTTATTTTCCCTCCTCTGTTTTTTTATTCATTCTAGAAAAAATATTCATAATATCAATTCCCATAAACTGTTTTTCTTCTTTTTTGCCATGCGTTGTTCCATCATTCGCAGCTGGTGGTATAAAATTATCTTGGCTTTCGTTTTTAATATTTTGCAACTTTTGAGCTTTTTCTTCTTTTTGCTTTTTCAAAATATTAATAGCCAACTCACTAGCTGAGATAGGATTTACATATTTAGCATTTTCTATTAATTCAGAATAATTATTAACTCCTATGTCATCAATAGCTTTTATTCTTTCCCTTTCTTCCTCTTTTCCAATCTTTTTTCCCTCGTTTAATACATAATCATACAAATCAGGGAATTGGTTTTTTAACTCCTCTAAAGTCATTTTTACCTCCTTAATATTTTTTTTATTATCAATAACTGTATCTTTTGCCTTGCTAAAATTTTTAAATTTTGAAATATCAAAAGCCATGTTATTTATAATTAATTTATTTTCTACAAATTCTTTTCCCACTTCTTCATTCACGATTTCATCAACGAATCCATATTCCTTAGCTGTTTCTGCATCCATCCAAGTTTCATTATCCATTAATTCAGATAAAGTTTCCTTATCAGTCTTTGTTTTACTCAAATATGTTTCAATAATGCTATTTTTAACCTTATCAAGCATTTCAACAGTTTTTTGCATTTCTTGATTATTCCCACAGGCAAAAGTAATTGGATTATGAACCATAAACAAAGCATTTTTAGGCATTCTTACAGTATCACAAGCACTTGTTATAATAGTTGCGGCACTCGCTGCCAAACCATCGATATTTGCCGTTACTTTAGCTTTATGATTTTTAAGAGTATTCGCTATTGCTACAGCGCTAAATACACTCCCGCCTGGACTATTTATATGTAAAGTAATATTTTCCACATCTCCAAGGTTTTCTATATCTTGTTTAAATACCTTGTCGGATATATCATCCCAATACTCATCATTTCCTATGCTCCCATAAAGTATAAGTTCCGCCGTTTTTTCTTCCTCATTCTTCACTAGATTCCAAAATTTTAGCTGTTTCGCCATTTATTACCACTCCTTTCTTCTCGAATAATTTATTTTCCTTCGCAAGCATTCCTACATTTAATTCAAAATCCCCACCATTAAGTTCCGCTGTTTCCCTAGTTCTAGTTGACAATCCGTTATTTATCCTAATAACTGCAGCATTAGCTTCTTTCAACGGGTCTATTTGACCTTGTGAAGGTCCATTCCATTGTGATTTACTCCAAGCCTTATCTATAAGAATATCTGTGCCATAATTTTTTAAATCTATTCTCCCAAGTAAAAAGGCTTCATTTAACCACTCCTCGTATACTATTTGTGTAAAATTAGCAGCAAACCACTCTCTACGCTTCCTAAACATTTTCCATGCTTCCAAAAGTGCTGCTCTACTTGCACTGTAACTAGAAGTAAAATTTTTAATCAACAACTCATAAGGAACTTCCAAAGCACTCCCTATTTGTCTTAAGATACTTGTAACAAATGGGTCAAAATTTGTATTAGGACGACCAGGATTAGCTGTATTTGCTTTTTCCCCTGGATTAAGACCTACTACCATTCCTGGTGCAAGCTCTATTGTAGTATCATCTTCGCCATCTACTAGAAGATCATTTCTTACAGATTCTAGTTCTCCAGTATCAGCACCTTCTATGTTATTGGCATCACTTTCAATAAATACTGCATATAATCCACTTATTACCGCAGCCGTCAATTCTGCTTCTGTATAATTTCCAAGTTGCCTCAAAGGTTCAATAACTGGTGATAATACAGGAATACCTCTTATTTGCTCAGGTCTTTCAGCAAACAACAAATGAATTAAATTTCTTTGATTTTCATTACCATATGTTTTTATATATTTTTCTGTAACTAATCCAGCTGCATCTAAAGGATGTTCAGAGGAAATATAATACCCTTCAATACGACCATTTTTATCAATTTTTACGCCTTCAACTACGCTTTTATCCGATAAAAGACTATTCGGAGTGTAAACTCTATCTGGTTCTAAAACTTCCAATTTTAAATTATAAGGCTGTTTTGGTGTCTCAAAATAATTTAACTTAATAAAACATTCACCGTTCATCAAAACAGTCAAAAATACTAGTTCTTGCAATTGATAAAAATTCATGATCCCCAAATTATCTATTTTGTCATTTGCCCATAAATCAAATTCTCTTTCAATTAAATTTTCTACTTTTTCAGCTTCTTCATCGTTTATTCCTATAGTTTCATTATCAATAGCTGCTTTTAATCTCAACCCGCTACCTATTACATTTGTATTAATGGTTTTAAGTGCACCAGTAGCCGTAGCCACTCCCATATATAAATCTCTTGAACGCTCTACAAGTTTTTTTCGATTTTTATAAATATCTTTTTTTACTCCGCCACCTGCACTTTGCCAGCCTATCATGGTTTTTTTAGTAGTTGAAGCACCATGATTAGAATATCCAGTATTTAAGACCTCTATCTTTTTCCTAGCATAATATCTTTCTATTCCTTTTTTGGGATCAATTGTTGCCACAATTCTATCTATTAGATTCATAGACACCTCCTATCCTATATACTTCTGTGCACTCCGATTTTTACTCGCCTGTTAGATTTTCCATCTAGTTTATTAAGCTCATTTTCCCAGTAAGCTCTACCTATTTGAATTTCTTTTAAATCTAATCTAGTCAATTCACGAGTTCCTATTTTATAACTTTTACCAGAAAGTAATGCATCTTCTGCATCTAAATATTTCTGTAATTTTTTTTCTATAATTTCTCTCGAATATCTTGGAATTGGCATCTTACCTCCTTATTTAATTCCTTTAGAATATATTTTTCTTTTTCTAATAACGGCTTTTGGTCTCATATTAACAGTTGAATATCTTTTTTCAAGATTTGGATTAGCTATTCTCAGTGCGGCAAGAGCATAATTTCGTAAATCCAAAGGTTCGTTTCTTCTCCCACTAATTATCTTCCATTCAGTTTTTCTAATACCTCTTTTAACTACATTCACTCTTTTTTCACTTGTCAATCCTTTAAAGTAAGCTTCATCATAACCTTTTTCTGATTCTATAGGATAATGAAAATAGTATTTTCCAGCAGTCTCAATCTGCAATCTTGAAAATATCGTATCTTTCCCACTGTCTACCCCTATCGGAAATAAGGCAATATTTCCTTTGTTGTTTCTACTAGGTTTTGACACAAGTTCACGAGTTCCCGCCATACCTTTTATAGCAAATACCCTTCTATGCTCTCTTATTTTTACGAAAGCATATACTTCAGAAGTAAAATGTCCACCTGAATCTATACAAGTACATAATATCTTTATTTTTTCACCATTTTTATATGGGTATTCTTTATCTAAAATTTCATCCAATTCATCCCAGACAAAACTCTCACCAGGATTTCCGTAAATAGTCCCATATTTAATACCATAACATTCCTCATCTTTTGCCCAGCCTACTATTTCGTATTCCAATCTATTGTCTTGAACATCTACTCCACAAGTTAATACATTTACATTTTCAGGTATTTCACAATGATAATATTCACGCCTATTAAGTATTTTCTGCCAATCTAAAGTATCTTCTTTTTCTTCAAAAGTTTCCGCCAGTACTGTATTCGTAAATACTTTCATCATTTCAATATTTCCTTTCGACCTTTGAAAATTTTCCTTTATATCTTTCCAATCGCTCCAGGAACTGTAAAATTCATTAAGATGAAACGAACGAATTTTAAAATTGATATTCCCTTCTTCATCTTTCACATCAGGATTTTCTGCTAACCATTCACCATAAATTCTATTCTTCTTCCAGCTAATTTCATCAGAAATCTCACCACAATCCTCACACTTCATACCACAAGTTTCAAAATCAAAATTTTTCCAAACAAATTTTTGATAACTCCCACAGCAAGGACACGGAACATAAAAACTTTCTTGAGTCCCAATTTGAAACATTGAATCTATCTTACTATCCCCTTTCACAGTAGGAGTTGACACTAGCACAATTTTTCTACTCCCTTTAAAAGTTTGTGTTCTTTTTATTGCTAATTCAACAGCATCTCCCTCATCCCCAACTGATTTTTCAAATCTATCCACCTCATCAGCTAAAATTACTCTTATTGGTCTACTCGCTAATTCACTAGCACTCCCAGATCCTGTAAATACAACATATCCTCCTGAAAATTCTTTAATCTTTTTGGTATCTCTTCCAGTCTCTTCAACAATTATTTTATTTCTCAATCTTGGAGTACTTCTTACCATATCCATAAATCTAGTCGAAGCAAATTCTTGAGCAAACTCTTTTGTAGGCATTAGATACATAATTGAACTGGGCAAATAATCAATAAAATAACCCAATGTATTCAATGAGATTTCAGTTTTTCCTACCTGTGCTCCCATTTTTAGTACTATCATTTCTGTTTTACTATCTGAAATTGCCTGCATTATCCCACGCTGATAAGGTGCTCTATCAGTACTCCATCTTCCTGGTTCTGCACTTGATTTAGAACTTAATATTCTATATTTGTCAGCCCATTGGTCTATTGTAAGTTTAGGTGGAGGAGCCAATTCTTTTAAAATTTCTGAAAATAAATCTATCGTTTTCTGTTTTATCCCTAATCCTTTGAATACATCATTGTCCTTCTTCATCTTCACTATTGACATACTCCTTATTTTTCAAGAATTTACTCCTATCATATTCAGATAACTCCAGCAAAACACTATTAATATTATTTGTTATTATTTCCTGTATTTCCCCTAAATTATCAATACCGATGACAAGCGGCGCTAATTTATATGGTATCGTCTGCAACTGACCTTTAAATCCTGAAATTATATTATTCATTACTCTTTTCACATCACTTGCTTCATGCAAA